GTATATGTTATAATTATTAGCTTTACACCAAGCAACTGTCATAGGTACTGTATATGCTTTGTGCATATAGACGGTGTAGTTTTCAATCCAGGGCTTTAAATCACTTTGAGAATGAGAGTTATCTGGATGTAGATAATATATGTAGAGTACTTCATTTATATGATGTATTTTACCGTACATCATACTACGGCACATTAATTCCCCATCATCACAAGCCTTTAAACTAGAGTTATGTTTACCTATTTTATTATAAAAGTCTTTACGCCACACTCTAATATGATTAGGTGCCCAAAATTGCCAACTAAAATTAGCTGGTAAAGGTGGAAACGCTACATTAATTAAACACTCTTCTTCTTTATAGTTATAGGTACTATATTTCCACCCAAAATCTGGTCCCCAAGTATAAGGTTTATTATTAGAATCTAATACTAAATTGTTAGAATAGATAAAATCGCCTTTATCTTTATTATTAATAAGCGTCTCTATACAAGTAGGTACAAGTTCATCATCGTGATCTACTTCTGCTAACAACTCACCAACGCCTTGCATAAAGCTGAATTTTTTAATTTCCCCAATATTAGTTCCGCCGTTATAGGGTACTATTTTTATCCACGGTTCAACTGGTAGTATAGTTACATCAGCCCCGTTGTTAGGTATTACTACCCATTCAAACCTTTTATCAGTTTGTTTAGCTATGGAATCATATAACCGTAAAAGCTTATCAGGACGGTGAGTAGGTGTTATTAATGAGACTATCGGGTCCATTTACTTAAAGGACACTTAGACTTTTCTAAGCGAGTTTTTATATTCATACCACACCCACAAGCCATACACCTTGATATAATACCGTCTTTTTTAAGTTTGTCGCATGATAGACACATTGACTGCCTTTCTGTGACTACGTCCTCTGTAGCTAATATGACTCCAGATTTTATAGCTCCTGCTAAAACGTCTTTTCCGGTTTCAGAAAGACTAAAAGCCATTTGCAATAAACTAGGTCCTTGCTGTTCACTCATATTACTATTTACTTGTATCCTGCTTTTTTCAAACACTCTTCATACATTTCAACATCTTTTTTATTGTGATATCTTATTAGTTCACGTATCTCTTCACTTACAGAATAGTTTTCGTTTATATTTTGTTTTTTACTATTTACATTATAATCTACAGTTGGCTGATTTAAATTAAACCCCATAACTCTGTTAAACCTTTTTAATTCTTCTTTAAAGTGCTCCTTTATACCTATAAACTTAAATCTATCTAACGGAACATCTAATAAAGAAGTAGCAATGTTTTGATGAGAAGAGTATTTAATAAAATCTTCTAACGTTACTAAATCGTATGTTCTATGTTCTGTTCTAACACCGTATGTGTAACTAGCTCCTAGATAATAATAATACTGGGATACAACTCTTTCTACTGGGTTTCTTAACCAAGTTATTAATGTTGCATCTGGATACATGTTTAAAGCTTTAGTCGCTTTAAAATGTCCGCACATAAACTTTATATTACTGTTTGGTTTTTGCGCAACACTACCCGGTAAATTAGATCTATTAACTATTAATTCCTCGCTAATCCAGCTAGGAGAATCTATAACTAAAATATCTTTAGAATTAAACTCTTTTGATATAAGAGATTTAAACGTAGAGCCTGCTGTTTTAGGTACATGAACAAATATCAACATACCCACACTTACTTTAAATAAGCTAAACTACAACTTTAAGTAGTAGGATATGGTAGACCGTGCGCTGATAAAGCACTTACGGAATTTGTAGTAACATACGTTGCATAAGGCACAACTGGAATATTATATACAAACCCACCAACCGGTGCACCACCTGCTGAAGCATATCCTGTTGTACAAGTTAAAGAAGGTACATCATAATCTGTGCTTGCAATTACTACACCATAAAATGCCCCAGATGTACCACCAGTAACTGTAAGGTTAGTTGGTGTACGGTCACCACAGTTACGATAGGTAACAGCTAATACACCATTACCTGCACCAGCTGTACCACCATAATATAAAGCGTATCTTGAGCAAGACATATATAATTATTTACTAATTGTATATGTGTTTTAATGTTAATTTTGATTAGAAGTAATACGATAAACTACTGTGTGACTACCGTTTTGAGAAGATAGCTCAGCATTTGGATAGTATTTGCGTACAGAACTTGCAACTTTTTCGAAAACCTCTTGACTATTACCTAATAAATCAAGACCAGCAGCAGGCTTCTTAGCTTGTACAGTGTAGTCTATCATTAGGTACATTGCGCCTTTACCGGCACTTTTAAAGGCAACCTTACATTTATTCTTAATTAAATGCTGTACTAGCTTCGGATTTGGTAATAGTTTCATTATAATGATTTACTTGTATTATTTAAATATCCACTAATTAGTTTTAACATCCTCTACAATATTATCTATACTTTCAACTGTAAATCCTTCTTCTTTATTGCCCCAAAATGCAGATACATTAATGTATTTGGCGATACCGAATTTCTTAATAAAAGCTACCTTTTCAAAATTATCAAAAACTCTTAAATCATCAATAAGAACGTTTTTACCAGTATCTATCTTTATTTTAGGGTTTTTGTGTTTCCAATCCTTAACATACTCTCTATCAAATATCCTGTCTTCGTCAAACCCGAAATTAAAAGCTTTGTTCATTGCTTGAGCATAATCTTTAGCGGCTCTAGTAAGCATATAAACATGCCCTATTTCTCTTAAACGAAACAAGAGATAATTTGCACCAGGCCTTAATACTGCTACATAATGCTCTTTCTTGCCTAACGATACAGTTACAGGCTTATCACAAAGATTGTCAACCTTTTCTACATCTCCTGCAACGGTTTTCATACCGAGAGTATGTATTAAGGTTTCGTCTAGATCGACAAATATGTTTATTGTTTCAGAGGGCATAAGCAGACATCGTAGTACTTACAACCATGACATTCATCATCGAGATTAATGTGTGGCATTAAACAAGCTTCTTTTGTAACTTCAGCAATATTTGTATAAGCTGGTTCACTTCTAAAGTAATCAGGATTACCAGTCCAAGGATAGGTTCTTACTTTCTCTTCTTTACCTTCTTCGTTAATTACTACAGTGGTAGACTCTGCATGAGAAGCTAAACGTTTACGCCTTTCCTTTTTAGGCATATTAGGATGCTTCTTGAGCTTTACGTTTATCTTCGGTAACTTATTACCTTTACATTTAGAAGCTAAATCTTTAATTTGTTCTGGAGTATATCCAGCAGCCAAGTACTTTTTAGTCTCTCTCGTGACGTACTCTTTAACAAACAACTTTAAATCGTTATTGTATTTTTCTGCTAGGGTCTTTTTAAAATACTCAATAGGTGCAAAGGTTTTTGCACCGGAAATAGAATCAACCGGGTAAACGTACTTACCACATTTAGATATAGCTATAAGGTTAGTATCAAGGTTCATAGATACAGTATGGTGCCTTATAGGAATAGTGCAAGCTTATTTTTTATCAGCTGATTTTGTATTTTTACGATCTTGAGCTGTATTAATAAATTGACAAAAATAATGTGCTGTGTTAACGTCAGGCTTGTTAGTATATAGCTTTACATGAGCAGTTTTTTGTTTCTCAGTGGCTTGTAAACTAAGCTTTGGAAAGCCTCTTTTAAGCTTGTTCTTTATGTTATGTAACTCTTTAATTTTAGTAATTGCCTGTTTTACCTTTTTACGGTAACCTGGGGAGTTATACATTTTTAAAAGTTCTGGATGGATTTTTAATTTATCTGTCGACATGTTAGTTTGTTTTCGATTTTAAGTTTAATTTATGTGTTAAATAATAGCCGAACATTTCAGCATTCTTTTGAGTCTTTTTTAGTAATGCTCCGTAAACGTGACCCTTTTCTTCTATAAAGTCATCACTAAAGCCTTCTTTCTGTAAACGATTTAACTCTCCCATATCAAATATTGTAGCGCGGGCAGAAGATTTAGTAAAATCAGGAAACACTACTACAACGCCTAATTCTGATGTAATTAAAATTTGATTAGCTTTCTCTGTACCTGTAGTGTTACTTGTTTCGTTAGTAACTACATCAATATCAACATCACACTTATAGTCTTTAGCTGCTTTTATAATGGAATCCGCGTAATCCTGTACGGCAGCATCTACTTTAATGTTGAGTCTCATATGATATATTATATTACATATGAAACGTTTTTCAAGTACTTAAGCGTACGAATCTGTATTTTCTGGCGGAACATCTCCGGCAGAATGCACTAACGTATTCTCTTCATTATAGATCTTTATGCCGTGACCATTATTGTGTCTAGCAAAATTAAGTGCATCATGTATGCTTTCAAACGTACGTTCTACAACTTTAAGTTTGCCAAATCTCCAACTATGCAATTTTACGGTGTGCTTAGACATATTAATTAAAATACTTAGTCCAAACAGGCTCTGTTTCTTTACAATATTTTTTTAAAGATCTTTGACACTGATTTACATTTCTAGCTGGGTGGTAATAAGCATCTATTAATTTTGCTGTAATATCTTGACTATCAGTAGGATCTGCACAGTAATTAGTCTCGTAAAACCACTCATTCTTTAACCAAGGTATTTCTGAACTTCCTACTATTGGTGTTCCTTCTGATATATAATCGGCTCCTACAATATTAAATGTTTCTGAAAAACTTACTTGTAAACCTATATCCATACGACCGCAAAGATTGACAAAATTTTCTCTAGGTGTCCATTCATGATTAATTAATTCATGCCCTTTATCGTGTAATTGTAAAAATAGCCCTTTCAAATTATGTAATACAGGTTCACCTTTCATTTCTATACGCCCTGCATTAATATGAAAATGTAGTTTTTTGCCTATTTTGTTTGCAAAATCAATTGCAGCAAATGCTTGTACTAAATGGTTTTTTAATAGCCTTATTGCTCCAAAACAACCTACATTTACTATTTCTTTATTATAGTCTATAGGTTTAGGCGCCCTATAAAAGCCTGGGTAATGGTTTGGCAAATATATAACTTTGCTGTTCGATGTTTCTTTTAACCAATTATTTTTTATACGTAAATAATTCTGTATTTCCTTATACATTCTAGGAGCATTACAAGCTATTATTACATTTTTATAAGTCGAGTAATCTCCTATCCAGTCCATTGCCATACCTTCTCCTGCCATAAACGGTAACTCACTATGCAAACGTACAATCCATTTTACATTTGGATGTAATTTTTGTAGTACATCAAACTTAGTAGGCACTACCCACAAAGCTTCAATAACAACATGTGTAGGGCGATACTTAGTAACTTCTCTATCTATATCATTATTATCTACTACTACAACTAAATTAGACTCTATATTATATGCTTTAAGCATATTGTTTACAAAGCATGCAGAATTGTAGAGTCCTGTGCTTAAACCAATTTGAGAGTGTGCTACACCATTGTAATCTTCTCTACGTTTGAGTATAAACAAAACTTTAGCCATAATATATGTGGGTACAATATTTACCCGCGCACGGCTTTTTTAAACTGTTGCACTTTATTATTATGATTGACTTTGGTGACTAGGACCACCTTGTGTAACACCAGCAGGCAAATCAGGACCTTCTATGGATTGTTCTTTATCTGCATCTCTATTGGCTTTATATATTTGACGCAAGTACTTTGTAAGATCGTAAAAGTGATTATACTCATGCTTAACAATACCACGCCCTTCATCAAGCATTAAAACATACGTATTATCAGAATACTTTAATACCGTTTCAACCTCTCCTGGTGCATAAATTCTCATTAGCTCATTAGAGTTAGATTTTTTTCTACGAAAGTCAAAAAGCTTACTTAATACTCTGTACTCATCATCTGTAAATGGCACTTGACGTACAGTTCTCTCTGGTTCATAAGGTTTTCCTTGTAAACCATTGTATAATTCAGCTAAAATCTTATACGTATTACGCATTACGTATACTTATGATATAAATCCACTTATACCTTAAGTTCGTTACGTATTTTAGTAGCTGATATCTCTTGTAAGGTTTTATCTAAATCAATTTGTTCTATTTTATATCCGACATCTCTACCATAAAATATATTAGTAATGTTTGGTACTCTAACAATAGTGAACTTACTCTCATAGCCTTTCATACCAGTACGAATATTACCTTCTACTTCATCTAAATCAAACGGATTTTTTTCATCTGTACCTTTAGTATCTCTAATAGCAATACATACTTGACCTACCCTATTGAGAGCTTCTAAAATAAGAGCTTTGTGACCGTTATGAAAAGGTTGATAACGACCGAGCATAAACGCTGTTGGTAATTTAGGATCAAATGCAGGCTGTATAATGTTCTTAATTTTGTTAGCCCAAAACAAAGGTGTACCTTCAGCTGTAACTCTTACATCATACTCAGCAGGGGGTACAAACATTTTGTTTGTATCTTCAAATCTGCCTTCTGTAATTCTGTCTACCCAGATTACGAATGCTTTTCCGAATGCCTGTCTAGTTTCCGGTGTAGGGCATACGAAATCGGCAATCGCAAAGCTATTAGAGCGAGAAACAATATCGCACAACACGCCCATTCTTCTAGCCTGTTCAAGACGGTCTGCAACACTGAACTTAAGGTCTTTATTAATTTCATTGCGTATTTCATCGGCATTAAAATGTGTAGCTCCTAATAGCTTAGCTAACTCTAAAGATAGAGTTGTTTTGCCTGCACCAGGCAGTCCCATTACGAGTATTTTCTTCATAATAGTATTTTACACTATTATAACAAATTATCTACGTTTTGCTTTGCCTCTACGCATATTAGCTTGCCAATGAGCTAATTGCTTTTTACGAGGGCTTGCTGTTTTACTATGTACTATTTTATCTAAAGAGCTTAAACTTGCATGCTTTTTAATACCGTGGCGCTTACTGTCTCCAGGGCGTCCTGGTCCTTTATGATTTATAAAATTTTCTTGAGATAACGAATCACCCATACTAGTAGTACCCATAGGTAGGTCTGCAGCTGGATTACTTTCTTCTTCATCTACCGGTTGTGGTTCATTACCAGCTAAAATGGATTTTAAATCATTCAAAGCTCCATTACCACCTTTCCAAGAACTTGGGCCTGTAATAAGGTATTGTTCTTGTTTGTCTGGAGAGGCATTCATAGCAGCATCAAAATCAGTAGGCTCTATACCTACTTCTCTTAAAGAATCAGCCATTGCTTTAATTAAATCAGAATCTAAAGGCTTTGACCAATCATGAGTTTTAAGATCTTCTAAGTCATCAATAATGTCATTTACTATTTGATCTTTACTAGCACTATCATTTAAAGATATTTCATCCCCGGTGTCTTGTGAATACTCTCCTTCTTCTACCCCTGTTTGATCCCCATTCATTGTAGGCATGTTAGAAGCATAACCACCCATAGGTAAGTTTTCTCCAAAAAACTGTTTAAAGGGTTTTATTCCTGTTTTTGATTCATGTGCGTTTATGTGTAATGCAGCAAGGTACTTTTTTACAGAACCTTTCGTACAACCGACTTTTTTACCGGTGTCTTTTTTATAAACGCATTTTCCACGTACTTTCCAGGGCATAGTATTATTTAGTCGTCTTTATACGGAAGTCGTATTATTGGTTCTACTTTAGGTACAACTTTAATAATTGGATTATTATTTCTTGCATACCATATTAATAGGCCTATTTCATTTTCAGGTATACCTGCTTTACGTGCCTTTTGGGCAATAAAAGATCTTAAAGCTGTATCTGCACTAGTACCAGGAAAGTTAGTATCTTCAAGCCAATCTCTTACTTGTAGACGAGATTTAAATTGTACAGGTACTTTTACTTTTATGTTATATCTTTCCTCTTCAAGAAGGCCTGTATTTATTTTATTGGCGTATGAATTAAAAGACATATTAGTTGTATATTTCAGGGTGCTCTTTACCGTATTCTCTTAACATTACCCCCGCTAATGAATTTGCTTCATTTTCATCTGCTGAACCGGTTTTACCATCAATAGCTCTGTCTTTAACGGTTTCATTTTGTCTTGCATGTACTAATTCATGTCCTAAAGAACGTAAGATATCAGCTGTATTTCTTTTACCTATATATACCCAAATATTATTTTCTCCTGGGCTATAACAAGCCATTGCTCTTAACTCTTCTACTTTATTTTTATCATTATTAAGAACAATTTTAACTTTATTTTTATAACCTAGCTTGTGTTTTGCATATTTTAAAAAATCTGTTGTTATTTCTTTTAAAGATTTTGTATCAGTTGTTTCTTCCTTTATCTTTACACAATTGTTAACGCGCTTACCACCTTTCATTTTGGTGCCCATTTTACGGTAACCTTTCCAGCAATGTATTTCTTGTAGAGTAGATATGCGTGAGTTAAAGCTTGACACGTTTATATTTACTATCTCTCCCGCATTTATTCTTTTGGATATAATAAAATTGGCGTACTTGGAAACACCTTGAACACCCACTAACCACCCAAGTACGCCAAAGATTATTGTTGTTTAGTGTTTAACTTAAGAGCTGACGCACTAAACAGAGATACTATAAAAAAAGATGCACACCATGTTTTAAAGGTGTATTGTATTGCTAAAGTAGGAAACAACGTGTTAAGCGACCATATTAAAGATATAGGAGCAAACACAAATGCTAAAGCTAAAATGGTTATTAAAAAGAATAACACAATACTATTCATTGTTATTATATTTTATACAGGATTATTGAATAATCAACTAGTGTTGTAAGTAATGTTATTATGCCAAACACATCAAGCAGCGTTTTCGGATTCGGTCGTAACGTGGTTAAAACAGCTCCAAAACCAACTGAAGCTGAAATCCAAAAAAAATTACAAGAAGAGCAACAAGCTCAAGAAGCTGCTAAGCAAGCTCAAGAAAAAAAGCCTTAATTTAAGGTAATCTACCTTTTATTAAGTTAGGTGCAGGTACAACCCCTGCAGGTATTTTAACGTTTTTAAAACCATCGTTATACCAACGTGTACCGTACTGACTATTCTTTTCTCCTTTTTGATGACCTCTTTCCTGAAGAGTTTTCTTTTGTTTAGCTCTAGCTTCAGGTGTTTTAGATAGCTTTGCACCAAGTAGTGCGTTTTTTCTATTTTTCTCTAAAAGTTCTGGGAAACGTTTATAGCTTTTTTGCAGTGTTTTAAGTCTTTTGGCTATAGTTTCTTCTGAAATATAAACATTGCCGTTACCACCTTTAACTAAATTATAGGTATCTACTCTACCTATATAGTTTTCATCTACGAGTTCTCTTTCCTTCTTTAAAAGAGTTTCTCTATCATCGAAAAATGCTATAATCTCCCGTAAAAAATATTCTTTGCCATACTTTTTAATGTCTTCTGTTAATAGGTAACCAGATCCCAAATACCCGTCCTCAATTGTGTCTGTACTATGTACGCCTATATATTCTTTTTTAGTTACTGTACAAATTGTCTTATAAAGATAGTGATACTTATACTCTTTTTCCATACGTTTAATTAACCTCTAAAACCGTACTTACGTATACCAGAGCGATGTCCAGGCAGTGCCATATACTGCTTTGCTTCGTTAAAACTATCTCCTGAAAGTACTTGACATGAACCACCTGTTTTGTGGTCCCATACCATTATACCAAAACGATTACGCTGAGTTTCTTTTTTTACTGTGTTAGGGTCTGTAAAAATACCTAATTCAATAAGTTTTTGTATTTTAGGATCCATATTATAGTTGTTAATAAATTTTTAATAAAAAAAGTGCCTTTATGAAAACTCTACAGCCCTGTACTTTTACTATAGATACACCGCGAAGGTATACGTTAATGCACGGGAGCATTAACAACGCGCAGGGTTCAGGCTCATTTAAAGAAGAGTCTTTGTTAATGTAAGCGATTAAACTTACAAAGTATTTAAAGAACGAAAAGAATTATAGTGCTTAATCAATTAAGATCAAGCACTATTTTTAATTATTGCTGTTGCTGATTTGAATTAGTAGCTGCTGGAGTTGCAGGAGCTGCTGATGTAGCGGATTTCTTAGCGAAGAATTTCTTATAAGCTA